TCTTCCGCGCCTGGTTCGACGACGACATCGCCCAGGGCATGCACCGCTTCTCCGCCAAGCTGCCCGGCCGCGGCGGCTGGGTGTCGCGGCTCGCCCGCTTTGTCAGCGAACCGCGCTACGAGCACGTCGCCGTCGGCATGTTCGATGTCTCCGCCACGCTCGAAGTGCGCGCGTTGCCCTCGTGAATCCTGCCGCCTACTACAACGAGTGGGAGCCGTACCCCGCGCAGTGGCTGCGGAACCTCATCGCCCGCAACCTCATCGCGCCCGGAGACGTGGACGAAAGGAGCATCACCGATGTCCATCCCGACGACCTGCGCGGATACACGCAATGCCACTTCTTCGCCGGCCTTGGCGGCTGGAGCCACGCCCTGCGTCTTGCCGGAAGGCCCGATGACCGATCTGTTTGGACAGGCTCTTGCCCCTGCCAGCCGTTCAGCGCCGCCGGCTCGCAGCGTGGCAGCGACGATGAACGCCACCTATGGCCTGCGTTCTTCCGCCTCATCCGCGAGTGTCGCCCTGCAAGGGTGCTTGGCGAGCAGGTTGCCGGCGCGGCTGGATACGCTTGGTTCGACCATGTGGCAGCAGACCTGGAAGGCGAAGGCTACGCCGCTGCGGCGTGTGATCTCGGCGCACACAGCGTCGGCGCTCCGCACCTCCGGCAGCGGCTGTATTGGGTGGCCGACGCCGACAGTCAGCAGCGGCGCGCAGCATGCGGACAACCCGACGCCTGGGCAAACTGGCGGAACGACGCTGGAGGGCGCGGCGCGCTGTGCGGTATGGCCGACGCCGCGCAACAACAACGCGAATGGGCCGGACCTCGCGCATCGACAAGGGTCGCCGACGTTGCAAACGATTGCGTCATGGGCCACCCCAACGCGGCGGGACTGGCGCAGCGAGTCGGCGACGGATGCGTTCAACGAAACTCGGTGGGCGCACGCGCGGGGCAAGCCGCTGTCGGCCGAAGCCACGCTGACCCATGGGCCGACCTTGCCTGGCTCCCCTGCTCAGACAGCAAAGCCCGGCCAACTCAACCCGGCCTTTTCCCGCTGGCTCATGGGGTACCCGCCCGAGTGGGACGACTGCGTGCCTACGGAAACGCGATCGTCCCGCAAGTCGCGGCCGAGTTCATCGGCGCCGTGATGGACTGCCGCCCCTGACCCATGCCCACCTACCTCCCCGCCCGCCTCGGCATCAGCCAGTCCGAAGCCTTCGCCGAGGCCGCGCACTTCGGCGGTGACGAGCCGGTCTTCTTCACGCTCGCCTTCTATCACCCCGCCATCGTCGACCCCGACACCGGCGGCGAGATGGCGGTGTACGTCGTCAACGACCTCGAGCCGCTCGTCGCCATCCTGGAGGACGACGCCCCGCTTGACGGCAGCAACGCCGTCACCTTCCAGCCGGTGCCGATGCAGATCACGCTGGCCACCGAGACGGACCAGGCCCGCGCCGCCGAAGTGACCCTCACCATCGGCAACGTGAGCCGCCTGCTCATGCCGCACCTGGAGGCCGCCACGCGCTCCATGGAGCCGGTCGAGGTGATCTGCCGCATCTACCTCGCGAGCGATCTGTCCGCCCCGCACGAGATGCCGCCGATGAGGGTGGTGCTGCGCTCGGCCACCGCCACCGCCACCGCGGTGACGGCGCAGGCCGGCTTCGGCGACATCGCCAATCGCCTGTTCCCCGGCGGTGGCGGCGGCGGCAGCTTCGATGACGACGACGACGACGACGAGCCCTGCGTCGACATCCCGCCCCCGCATCACGACTTCGCCGCCGATTGCACCTTCGAAGAGGAGTTCCCGCGCGACGAAGAACTCGTCCGCCGCCTGATCTGGCAGCACGCGGAAAACTACGAGCTGCTCGACTTCGACATCTATGACCCCGGCTGGTCCGCCGCCAACATGCCGACCTCCTGGAACGCCAAGGTGGCGAACCTGCTGCCGGTCAGCGCGTTCGATCTCGGCGGCAATGGCGAGCTGCTGCTTTCCGCCGGCCGCGCCGCGGATATGTACCTGTACGCCAACGACCAGGCCGGCCGCAGCTACGGCGGTTCGAGCTCGCTGCAGGACGCCACGCTCACCACCCTGCAATCCGGCACGCAATACGGCCTCGCCCGCATCTACTTCAAGGTCCGCTTCGCCCGCAACGGCAGCTTCCGCTTCCGCTATGTCTTCGGCTCGGACGAATACCCGGTCACGCCGCCGGCTGCTGCCCCCGACATGATGGTCATCGCCGTGAAAGGCCCCGGCGATGCGGACTACGTCCCCCTCTCGCTGGTGCCCAACGCGCTGGGCGACCCCGCCTGCTGCGACACGATCAACGACACCACGAACGACGATCTGTACGTCGACAACGCCTTCGAGAATTTCGGCTATCCGCTGATGCCGCACCCCGAGGTGCACCTCGACGGCTTCAGCGTGCCGCTGCAGACGGTGCCGCGCAGCTTCGTCGCCGGGCAGGACTACGAAGTGAAGATCGCGGTGGCCAACCTGGTGAACGACGACAACGACGCCGTCGTCGCGGTGCGGCTGAAAGGCGTCACCTTCTCCAGCGAGTGCACGCGCACGCTGGTGCCGACGACCGAAGTTTTCTCCGAGGTCGGCTCCCACGAGTGGACGAAGCCCGAAGGCGCTGTCAGCGTGCATGTCATCGTCGTCGGCGGCGGCGGCAGCGGCGGCGCGCCGCAGTACTGGCGCGTCGGCACCGGCAACGGCGGCGGTGGCGGCGGTGGCGGCGCCTACGTCGAGCAGTGGTTCGACCCCGACGATCTCGACGCCACGGTCGACATCGAAGTAGGCGCCGGCGGGCCGGAGATCACGAACCCCGTAACGTTCTTCGGCACGCCAGGCGATCCGGGCGAAGCCAGCAGCTTCGGCGATCTCGTCGCCTACGGCGGCGGTGGCGGCGGTGCCTCCAACGCCCCGACGCACGGCGGCGGCGGCGGCGGCGATACCTCCGCCGGATCGACCGGCAACTCCTCGACCGGGCTGGCCGGCACCTCGAGCAAGTTCCCCGGCGCCGGGGGCAGCAACGCCGGATCGAGCAACGGCTACTTCGGCGGCGGCATGGGCGGCGAGAGCTCCGACGGCGACGGCGGGACCGCCATCTACGGCGGCGGCGGCGGCGGCGGTGGCGGCGTGCAATCGCACACGAATCCGGATGTCTGGAGCGGCGGCGGCGGCGGCGCCATCCCGCGCAGTAACCAGTTCGCCGCCGGCGGCGTCACCAAGGGCCAGGACGGCCCCGGCATCACCGGCATCGCCGCGAACTACTGCGGCGCCGGCGGTGGCGGCGGCGCTTCCGGCTCGACGACGATGGACGGCGGCGACGGCGCCCCCGGGCAGCAGCCCGGCGGCGGCGGCGGCGGCGGCGGCGGTTCCGTGTGGAACACGCCGGGCGACGGCGGCCGCGGCGGTGATGGCATCGTCGTCGTGACGAGCTGGGCGTATGAATAGCCCGCGCCCGATCGCCGATCTCATCGGCCGCCCCTGGCAGGCCGGCGCCGAAGGCCCGCTCGCGTTCGATTGCCGCGGCTTGGTGCTGCACGTCCTGCGCGAGCATTTCAACCTGCCCCCGCCGCGGCTGATGCAGACGCCCGCCGGCGCCATCGCGATCGCCGACCGCGACGCCTGGCGCCCGCAGCACCGTCGCGATGCGCCGCGCGCCGGCGACATCCTGCTGTGCTACTCGGCCACCGGCCCGCACGTCGGCATTTTCGTCAGCTACTGCGGCCTGGGCGTGCTGCACTCGGTCGAGCCGCCGAGCGCCATGAGCGGCGTGTGCTTTCACGCGCTCGACGCGCTGCTGGCCGGCGGCGCCTTCGGCCGGCACAGCGTCTGGAGGCACGAATGAGGGCGCCCGCGACCGCCTGCCGCGCGCTGGTGCCTACCATGGACGCGGTCTACGCCATCGCCGGCCCGCTGCAGGCGGAGCTGGCCGCCGAAGACCTGCGCCGCGCCCCGCAGGGCGCCACGCTGTGGAGCATCGCCCCGCGCGGCCGCTACGCCGTGCAGGTGAACGGCCAGTGGATCGGCCGCGCGCAATGGCACCTGCCGCTGCGCGAGGGTGATCTCATCGTCTGGGTGCACGCGGCGCACGGCGGCGGCGGTTCGAGCCCGCTGCGGTTCGTGCTGCAGATCGCGGTGCTCGCCGCCGCGTTCTTCGCGCCGCAGCTCGCCGGATTCGCCGCCGGCACCTGGCAGGCCGCCGCCACCACCGCCGCGGTGGCGCTGGCCGGCAACTCGCTCGTCAACGCGCTGGTCCCCATCCCCGGCGGCCCCACCACGCGGCAGCAAGAGCAACCGTCGCCCACGTACTCGTTCGCCTTGTCCGGCAACAACTATCGCCCGGACCAGCCGAACCCCGTGCGCTACGGGCACGAGTTCGTCTTTCCGGACTTCGTCGTCGAGCCCTATTCCGAGTTCGACGGCCTGAACGACCAGTACTTCTGCGCCGCCTTCGCCTGGGGCCAGGGCGAGGCCGAGATCATCCAGATCACGATCGACGACACCCCGCTGGCCAACTTCGCCGGCGTGCAGGCGCTACGCTACGGGCCCGGGCAGGCCACGCGCGGCGGACCGTTCTCGGGCGTCGAGGGGTTCGACGAAACCTCCGACCTGTGCGACCCGCTGATCATCACCTCGGTCGAAGTCGGCGGCCAGTCGCTCGCGACCACGGACTGGATCGGCCCCTTCACCATCAACGGGCCGGGCACCACGATGGACCGGCTGTTCGTCGACCTGGTGCTGCCGCGCGGCCTGGGCGTCGTCGACGAGAACGGCGACACCTACGTGCGCGCCTACACCGTGCCGGTCGAAGTGCGCGCCGTCGACGACGCCGGCCTGGCGATCGGCGCCTGGGCCAGCGCGGGCAGCATCGAGCTCGAAGACACGACCGTCAACCCGATCCGCGGCAGCTTCGCCTTCGACCTCGCTGCCGGGCGCTACCAGATGCGCATCCGCCGCACCGCCGTGCCGCCCGACCCGCCGCTGTCCGGCAACGTGGCCGAGCTCGGCGAGATCGTCGTCGCCAGCGCGCGCGCGCGGCTCACGAGCCGCCGCCATCGCGTCGAAGACCACACCACGGGCGTCGTCGTGCGCATCAAGGCCAACGAGCAGTTGACCATGCTGAGCCAGCGGCGGATCGGCATCGTCGCCCAGCGGCTGCTGCCGATCTGGGACGGCACCGCCTGGAGCGACCCCGAGGCCACCCGCAACCCGGCCTGGGCGTTCTGCGATGTGCTGCGCGACACGCGCTACGGCCGCGGCCTGGCTGACAGCCGCATCGATCTGGCCACCGTGCTGGAGCTCGCCGCCACCTGGGACGCGCGGCAGGACCGCTTTGACTACACCTTCGACACGCTGCTCACCGTCGACGACTCGCTGCGCATCATCGCCCGCACCGGCCGCGCGGTGCCGATCTTTCGCCGCGGCTGCGTCTACTCCCTGGTGCGCGACCAGTTGCAGGCCGGCCCCGTGGCCGCGTTCATGCCGCGCAACATGGCGCAGGACAGTTTCCAGATCGACTTCCTGCTGCCGACCGAGGAAACGCCCGACGCGGTGCGCCTGACCTACCGCAGCGCCGTCACCTGGGAAGACGCGGTCGTCGTCGCGCAGTACTCGGACGGCGTGATCAGCGCCTTCGACGAATTCGACGCGCCGGAGGAACTACCCAGCCCCAGCAACCCGGTCGACATCCGCTTCCCCGGCATCATCGGCCGCAGCCACGCGCTGCGCGAGGCCGCCTTCATGGTGGCTGACAACGTCTACCGCCGCGTGCGCTGCTCGTGGCAGACCGAGCTCGAGGGCCTGTTCCCGACCTACGGCAGCCTGGTCGGCATCGCGCACGACGTGAGCCGCTGGGCGCAGAGCGGCGACGTCGCCGCCTATGACGACGGCACCTATCGCGTGACCCCCGCCGACCCCGTCGTCTGGACCGCCGGGCAGCAGCATTACCTGCGCATCCAGGAGCCGGACGGCTCGCTGTCCGAGGCCATCGCCGTCACCCGCCCCGACGCCGCGCCGAGCACGATCCAGCTCCCCAGCGCCTACGCCGGCACCATCCGCACGGACGCCCCGCAGTGGGAGCGCACGCGGTACCTCTTCGGCGCGCTGGCCGACGTGCTGCGCTACGTGCGCATCACCGGCATGGTGCCGCAGAGCGAGAAGGGCATCCGCCTCGAGGGCGCGATCGAGGACGAGCGTGTGCACGAAGCGGACGCCGAATGGCTGCCAGGCGCCGCCGAACAGGACCCGCCGAGCGGCGGCGGCACGGTGATTCCGGGCGAAGGCGGCGAGGGCGGCACGACCTACGTGGTCGCGCTCACCCCGCAGGCCTGGACCGACAATTGGCTGCCCGGCTCCGAGGAGGGCCCGCAGGTCGGCTGGGACTTCGGCAACGACGGCGTGCTGACCTCGAGCACGCCGATCTACCCGGACGTCGAGTGGACCGCGCAGTGGCTGTCGCCGCGCCCGGTGACCTCCACCGTCGCCGCGCTGTACGAAGTGCGGTTCACCTACCGCGAAGACCGCAGCTTCGGCCCGGTGGCGATCGACGAGAACGATTACGTCATCAGCAGCGACGCGCTGGCCACCTGGCACGGCCTGGGCACCGCCCGCGCGCTCACGGTGAAGGTGCCGGACACCGAGGTCGACACCTTCGGCTCGTGGCTGCTGTCGTTCGACGTCGAGATCCGCGTCGCGGCCACCACGACAGTGGTCGCGCTCGCCCGCTTTGACGCCCACTTCAACAACATCGAGGACCCCGGCGGCCCATGATCACCAGCTACCACGCGAACAAATGGTTCGATTACTGGTTCCGCGGCCAGACCTACACCCCGCCGGCGAACCTGTACGCCGCGCTGCTCACGGCAGCCACGCCCACGAGCCACACCGAACAGACCGGCGGCGGCGTCGCCCGCGTATCGGTCGCCCGCTCGCTCGCCAACTTTGCCGGCACGCAGGGCGATGGCACCACCACCGCCAGCAGCGGCACCAGCCGCACCACCAGCAACAACGTCGAGATCCAGTTCGCCGCGTCGGCCAGCGGCGCGATCAGCGCCAGCTACGTCGGCATCTTCGACGCCGCCAGCAGCGGCAACCTGCTCGAGTACATCGAGATCGTCGACGGCGACGGCGACCCGATCACCCGCAACTGGGAAGCGAGCGACGAAGTGGTGATCGCCGCCTCCGCGCTGCGGATCACGTTGACTTGATCCCCGTCCACCCGCCACGCTGCCCCGTGCCCCTGAATGGAAAACATCATCCAGTCCTTGCTGGGCGACCGCTCGCTCGCCATCGCGTCGCTGCTGCTCGGCAACCTTGCGCTCTCCTGGGCGCTGGTGCAGACGTGGCGCTGGCACCGCCGCGAACGGGAGGAGGATCGCGCCCGATGGATTGCCGAACTGGAGCGCCACAACGAGATCCTGGGCCGCCTCACGGACGTGCTGACCGACCTGCGCGTGCTGATCGCCCAGGCCCCCCCGCCGACCAACAACGGACGCGCCGGTGGTCGACGCTGATGCGCAGGTTTCACGACTGGCTGTTCGAATGCGTGTACTTGCCCTTCGTGAGGAAGTGGGCGCGCACTCGCACCGCCGAACTGGTCGAAAACGATCCCGCCGTCTACGAGCGGCTGATGCGCGAGGTCGACCGCGTGGAGCAGGCCGTGCGTGACGCCGTCGAGCGCCGGCCATGAGCAGCGTCAACGTCGGCCTCGCCGTCTTCCAGGCGCTGGCGCTGCCGCTGCTGCTCGCCGCGGGTGCGGCCGCGTGGCTGTACGGCCGCGCCGTGCTGCTGCCCGCCTGGCGCGCCGGCCAGATCACCGTGCGGCACCACGGCCTGCCGTTGGCGATCGTCGTCTCCTTCACCGGCGACCTGCTGCAGACCGTGATCTACGGCATCGGCCGCCTGTTCCCCAACGTGTGGCCGGCGCTTTACTACCACTACCCGCTGCTGACCGCCCTGCGCCTGCTGGTGCTCGCCGCCGCCGTGCTCGCGCTCGCCGCCTACGGCGCCATGGCCGGCTGGCGCTGCCGCTGGCCGCACCTGGTGATCGGCGCGCTGGTGCTGTGGGCGGTGGCGTTCGCGGTGTTGATGGGGGTGCGGGGGTGAGCCGCGCTAGCGCACGCGATCGTGCGGAATGATCTTGACCTGGAACAGTTCCCAGAGGCCCGGGTGCATGCGTGCCTTGCCCGCTTCCCAGTCCTGCCAGGTGCGCAGCTTCGAAAAGATGAGCGCCGCGGCTTCGGTCTGAGACAGCAGCGCCGATTCGCGGGCTTCGCGGATCGCCTCGGGTGTCGGGTTGCGCGCCGCCGACGGCTGCCGGCGGCTGCGGTTCGGGTGGTTAGACATTCCGTGGCGCCCAGATCTTCGAGGCCGTGCCGCCTTCGTGGCGATAAACGGCAAGGGCGGCGTGCAGGGCTTCCCTGGTGGGCGCGGGTGCGGTCCACCAGCACGCCCCGGTATTCACCGAATCGTCATCGCGGATGACGATGACGCCGTAGTCGTTGGCGTACTGACTCGGGTCAAGTCCGGTGCCTCGGAACTCTTTGTCGGCGTCGGTGAAATCAACATCTACAACGGTGCCGATCGTGCGCTGGTGCCCTTTGTGGAAAAGAACGTCGCCGCGAAGCTCGCAGACGTTGCCGTAGTTGGGGGCCGCGCAGACTTCAGCGCGCGAATCGAAGTACTGAACCAGCCCGGAAACGGTGAGAAGAACTGTTGTCATTTTCAACTCCAGCCCCTGTTCCCGAGGCGCGGCGGATGCATCGCATCCATGAAACGAACAGTACACGGAATCCGTGCGCATGTCCACGGAATCCGTGCATTAGCCGACGAACGGTAGGTAACCCATGACCTCTTTTCTCTCCGACCTCGTCGTCCGCATCGTGGACGACAGCGGCCCGCGCCCGCTCATGGAGCTGACCGCGCCGCTGGCGTACTTCAGCGACACGCTCGGCCCGGTGCACGTTCCCGCCGGCTTCGTTTTCGACGGCGCAAGTATTCCCACTGGCGCCATGGGAATTGTGGGTTGGCCTGGCCTTAGAAGTGCCTGCCTGCACGACTGGCTCCTCGAGCAGCCGCACGTTCGCCGCGAGCACGCCGACGACATCTTCCGCGAAGCGTTGGGCATCTGCGGCGTGCCCGATCACGTCGCCGCGGTCATGTGGGCCGCCGTCGCCCTGCGAACCGCGCGGCTGGAAAACTACCCCGCCGCCGACGACGCCACCGCCGTGGGGGCCTGATGCGCATCTCGCCCGAAGGCCTGACGCTGATCAAGCGCTTCGAAGGCCTGCGCCTGCACGCCTACCAGGACGTGGGCGGGGTCTGGACGATCGGCTACGGCACCACGCGCACCCCCGACGGCCCCGTGGCCGAGGGCCAGCGCATCACGCAGACCGAGGCCGAGGCGTTCCTCGCCGACGACGTGCGCGAGTTCGAGCAGGGCGTCGACGCCGCCGTCACGGTCGGCGTAACCCAGCCGATGTTCGACGCGCTGGTGAGCCTCGCCTACAACGTGGGCCTCGGCGCGTTCCGCGGCTCGACCCTGCTGCGCAAGCTTAACGCCCGCGACTGGGAAGGCGCCGCCGCCGAGTTCGCGCGCTGGAACAAGGTCGGCCAGACGGTCGTCGACGGTCTCACGCGCCGCCGTGCCGAGGAGGCCGCCGTCTTCCGCGCCGGCGTCGCGCAACTGACCATGCAGCCGGCCGGCCCCGCTCCGGCCGCACAACCCACCGCAAGCGCTCCTGTTGCCGAGGCGCCCGCGCCGGCTGCACCCGCACCGCCCCCGCCGTACATCGACCCGATGCGCTCGCCGGAAGAGGCCCGCGCCGATGAAGCGTGGGTCCGCATCGAGCGCGAGCGGCTCGAAGCCGCCAGCATCGCCGCCACCGACACCCCAGGAGGACCGACCATGCCACTGCCCGTATCCGCCGTCGTTGCCCTGGGCGGCGAGCTGCTCAAGCTGCTGCCCTTCGCCGCCAAGCCGCAGCAGCAGGACAAGCTCGACACCCTCGCCCAGCAGCTCGTGCGCATCGCCCAGGCCGTGCAGCCGGCGTCCGTGAACGAGCAGCAGGCCGTGGAGCAGGTGCGCGCCAACCCGCAATTGCAGCGCGCCTTCGTCGCCGAGGCCGCCAGCCAGTGGAGCGAGCTTCAGCCGCTGCTGGAGTTCGAGGCCGGCGAGCGCGAGAAGGCGCGCGGCTTCGTCGAAGCCCTGACCAGCGGCGACGCCCCGATGTGGCGGCAGATCGGCGCCGCCGGCATCGTCGGCGTGCTGAGCCTGCTGCTGATCGGCGGCGGCGGCTGGATTTTCTACACGATGCTGATCGGCGACGCGCTCGACGCCGGGCAGAAAGGCATGGTGCTCGGCGCGCTGCTCGCCGCGTTCAGCGGCGCGGTGTCGTTCTGGTTCGGCAGTTCCGCCAGCAGCCAGCGGAAGGATCGGACGATCGAGGAGCAGGCTAGGAAGTAGCGGCGCCCTGTGTTGCGTTCGGCGTCACCGTCGCTTGCCCGCTTCAAGCACGGGAATGTTCGCCTCCGTGGGGACGTAGATGATCTGGTTGATCTTCCCTTCCTTGAGCGCTTCGGCAAACGCTCCGATGAATTCTTGATTCCGGTACTCCGGGTACTTGTGGGCCGCCTCCCCCATAATCGCAATCGCTTCCGCCCTGGCCTTCGCCGCCTCCCGCTCGGCATTGGCCTGCGTCACGATTACCTGCCGCGTCTGTTCTGCTTTCGCGAGCATTGCGCGCCCCGAATATTCCTGCTGCCAGACCGAGTACACCGGGAGGCCAAACATCATCGCCAGAATCAGCGCGACCGTTGCCGAGATGCCGCCAACAATCCACCCACCCATTTCAGTTCTCCTTTGTGAAAAATCGGCTTTGGCGGGACGCCAAGACCGTCATTGCAAGGGCCGCTGCGCGATGAAGTCGCGCACCACCCCTGAATTCATGCGCTAGGGCGCCGCGCAGGTGTTTAACCTTAAGCATAAAAGTTCCCAGTGGTGTTTGCCAGCCGGGCGAGCAGGCCAAGAATCACGCCAGCCGCCAGCGCTTCCAATTCAGGAAGCGCCCCCCCGCAACCACGTTTAGAAGCGACCCACCGCCGGCTGCCACCAGCAGCCGCGCGGTGTCGATCGCGGCCTCGGCCCAGACCTCTTCCCCCTGCCGCTCGATCGTCACCCGGCCCAGCAGTTCGGCCAGCAGTGACCGGGCGCGCGTCACGTCGCCCTGCAGCACGTCGTGCAGGCGCATCAGCAGCCGCCGCAGCGCGGCGTCGATCTCCCCATCCCTGATCTTCACCGGCACCGCACCGGCCGCCGCCGCCGACGGCAGCGCGGCGAGCTCCGCCTCGGCGCCGCGCAGCTCGGCCGCGATGGCGGCGGCGAGCCAGTCGAGCAGGGCGCGGCGGGGTGGGGTCATTTGATCCGGTGGGCCACGAACGTGGGCCGTGCCTCCCGCTCAATCTCAAAGCGCGCGAGCTCCGGTCCGTCTTCCGACTCGAACAGTGAGAGCGTCAACGGCCAACGCGATTCCCAGCCGTCGTGGTTGCTGTGATAGTCGTCGGCACAGAGCTCCGCGAGCATCGCGGTGCCATTGATCCGCTGTTGCGTGTGCCGGGTATCGCAGCGCAGCGCGTGGCGTTCGTCGTCGCTGTCGTTGACGGAGTACCAAACCGTCGCTTGCGGGCCGCTCATCGCCAGAACGCCAGTCGCAGCCGTCGCGCGCGCTCGGGCTTTGCTTCTGCCTTTGCTTCGGGCTGCACGACGTCGATCGTCTGCGCGGGCAGGCCGAGCAACTCGAAGCACTTCTCGCGCGTGAGCCGGGCGAGGTCCGGACCCATGTCTGCCCAATCGACACAGTGCAGCGTGCGCAGGGCAGCATAGTCACGACCGGCCAGCGCGGAGTCGCGGCCCATCGTCTTGGCGATCGCGTCGAGGTCGCAGATGCTGAAGTGCTTCGCGCTCAGCATCTTGACCAGGGCGGTGGCGCAGGCGCGCTGCTGGAATTCGGTGAGGTCGGTCATGCCGCGGCCTTGAGGACGGCCATGCCCTGCACCCAGTCGTCGATCTGCGCCTGGCACCATGCCTTCGCTTCGTCCAGCGACGCGCAGGGTTCGGCGTCGTCTTCGCCCCAAGCGGCACGCCACTGGTACTCGGCCTCGTCGTCGGGTTCGTGCGAGATGTAGAAGCCGCAGTGCTTGTCGTGCCACTCGCGGCCGTTGCGGTGCTCTTCCCACTCCAGCGGCTTGGCCGCCAGCACGAGTTGCGGTGGGTTGACCGCGCCGAGCGCGGCCCACAAGCGGGCAGTGCTCCCGTCGGCAACCTGCTCTGCGGTCATGGTATCGACGACTTCCATCGGGAGTGTTTCCCCGCGGCGCCGCGCGAGTTCCCACTGCAGCAGCGCGGCGCGCAAATCCAGCTCGCTGATAATGAGCATCGTGGCGGCGTCTAGATCGGACATTTCATGTCTCCTGTCTCTTCTCGATGAGCGCCAGCAGCGCCGCGCGGATGATGGCGCTATCCGCGATGTCGCAGCCGGCGAGGGCCACGCGCTGGGCCTTCGCGCGGGCGAACAGTTCGGCATCGGCGCCGCGCAGGTTCACGACCTTGAGCGGGTCGGTGCCGCGGCTGCGGGTGCTGCGGTACTCGGCGACGGTTTCGGTCATATCGGTAGCTCGTCCCAAGTGCGGCCGTCGAGCAGGCGGCCCGCGGCCTGCTTTCCAACCCGACCGACGCAGTGTTCCTCGTTGATGTTGCCGTCAAGGCTATCGACCCAACTGGGCCTGCCGATGTCGCGCCAACCGCCCGAGACGTACTCGCGTGTTGCGAAACGGGTCTGTTCCGGCTCGTCGGCGATCTCGGCGCTGTTGAAATGGGTCCATGGAAGCCAATCGCCCCACTGTTTGAAGAAGAACGGCACGCCTTCGCGAACGCACTGAACGCGAAGCGAGCGGGGCCAGTCCGGATGCATTGGCCGCGCGCCGCGCCCGCTCTCGCCGCCGCAGATGACCCAGTCGATGCGGCTCTCCGCCTCGTCGGTCTCGTCGGCCGGATCGCGCGGCACGTCGCCGCAGAACGAAACACCCTTGAGCACGTCGAGGCGCCACTGGCCGCAGCATTCAGACGCGCAGCCCTCCGCGAGAGGCAGCCGTGTGAGATCGATCGGCCCGAGCATCGGCTCGATGCTCAGGAACCGTATCCTCGCCGGAGTCGCCAGCAGCTTGGGGATGTCGCGGTCGGCCTCCTCCTGATTGACGATGGTCGCGCCGAGCCAGACGTTTTGCTGCAGCGGCAGATGCCCGCCGCGGGCGACAAACATCATTTTGGCCGCGTTGCCAATGCGCTTCGTCAGGATCAGCCAGTCCAGCGCCGGCGTCCGCTCGATCAGCCGGAACAAGTCGACGCGCCATTCGATCGGCACCTCGTTGTCGAACACGTCCGCCATGGAGGCGCAGAACACGCGGAAGCGGCGCCCCTCGCGCACAGCTTGCGCATTCCAGCGCAGTGGTGAACGCCAATTGGCCGCGCTGGTGCGCGTGCGCGCGACGCCCGCGCCCCAGCGCAGCGGGCGGGTGCCGCCGGCCCAGCGGCGATCCAAAGCCTCGGCGTAGCAGTTGTCGCAGCCGGGGGAAACATTCGTGCAGCCGATCCACGGGTTGAACGTGTGATCGGTCCACTCGATTTTGCTGTTCGCGGTCATCCCCGCAGCCCCAGCCGATAGATCGTCTCCTCCTGCATCGCGCAGGGCTCGCAGACGGCGACCGTGACCTCGTCGCCGATCGGCGTGGCCATTTCTTCGTCGGCGCCCATCGCAAGGGCCAGCTCGGCGCAGCCGCCCAGCAGCATCGTCAAGCCCTGCTGCCTGCCGACGGCTTTGGCATCGATGCCGAAGCGCTGCAGCCGCAGCCGCCAGAACAGCGGCAGCTTGCTGGCCAGCCCCTCGCCGCACAGCGCGCACTTGCCGAGCGCGCGGAGTTCTCGCTCTTTCATGCGAAGTCCTTCTCGGTTTCACCCGCCGCCCGGCGCTTGGCGTCGAGCTTTGGCGGGGGTTGGGTCAGGATCAGCGCGCCCAGGCGGAGCACGCGGCTGATCAGCGGGTCGTCGAGCGCCTGGCCGAACGGCACCGTGCGCCGCCAGACGCTGCGCTCCCACGCGGCGCGCAGGTCTTCGACGGTGATGGCCGGCGCGGTCATTGGCTGCGGCAGTTCCAGGCCACGCGGGCCTTGGCGTTTGTGTCGGTGGGCTCGCCGTCCGTGCCGGGCACGATGAACGGCCCCTGGGCGCTGCAGGCATCGCAGACGATGGCGCGGGGCGCACGGCATTCCCGCTGCGGGCCGTCGAAGACGAGCTCCGGGCTCGCCGGCGGCTGGGCGCCGCAGAACGGGCAGCAGCGCAGTCGCCGCCCGCCGCTCACGATCGCCCCCGCAGCCGGAACCGCCGCTCGATCTGCTGATCGCGGCGGGCGGCCTCGATCGACGCCGCCTCCTGCGCGCAGGCGTTGAAGTCATCCGCGTTGCGGATCAACTCGGCGTCGATGCGCTCGATCTCGCGGCAGTAGCCGCCGCGCTGCTGGACCAGGCGCTCGAGCTCCCGCGTGAGACCCTCGGCCCACATGCGCGCGCGCAGGGTGCGCAGCCAGATCATGCCGCCCGCCTGAACGCGCCGCGCTCGCGGCCGAGCGCCAGCTTCTCGTCGCGCTCGCCGCCGGGCATCAGCGAGCGCCGCGCGGCGGCCGCGCGCTGGCTCTTCTCGCCCGCACGCTGCAGCGACTGACTGCGCGCCGCCGATCTCACGTTGTTGAAGTACGAAGCCGGCAACGGCCCGCCGACGAACGGGCGCAGCGCGATGCGGTAGTGCGCCGGCTGCGGCACCTCGATGCCCTCGGGCCGCGAGTTCGTGATCTCGACCACGCGGCGCTCCTCGATCGTGGCGTAGCGGGTGTGCGGCGTGCCGGGCACGCGGCCGAGGATGAAGTGGCGGGTGGCGGTCATTCGGTGTCTTTGGAAGGTTTCGGGCCAGGCAGCAGCTTTCTGATGTCGAACGTCTGCCGACGGAAAAACGCGCGCTGGTCGCCGAGCCTTCCGGTCGCGTCGTCGAGTTTGTTGCGCTGGCCGTCGGTGAGCTGCGCCCGGTCGGTGCTCGCAAGCCCTTGCGTTGCCTGGCCCTGCCGAGCCACGCATTGCCCTGCCCAGCCGCGCCTGGGCGACTGATGCTTTCGCATCGCCGTGCGCTCTCTTGCGAAAGCGCACGACGCTGAAAAGCCCTTGCGTTGCCCGGCCTGGCCATGCCACGCCTGGCACAGCCGGGCCTGGCCGTACCGTGCCCTGCCCTGCCATCCGAAAATCATTGCAGCCACCCGAACACGGCGATGGCGATGATGCTGACGATGACCGCCACCGCCAGCGCGAGGATCACGGCATCCCCCGCCTCCGGCGTGAGCGTGTTCGCCGCGCGCTGGATCCACGGCAGTTGCGGCGCGTTCACAGCCACACCTTGCGGCCGTAGACGCTGCCGCTGCGCTTGTGCGCGCGGATCAGCTTGTGGCCGGCGGGCTGTGCCTCGCCGAAGCTGCGATGACCGGCGGCACGAAAGCCGCTTCTCGGCAACACGGGCTTCGGCGGTATCCGGTCGTCTGATTCGTAAACTTCGCGCCAAGTGCGGCGGGCCCGCGCCGCCATCGTTGCTGCTGCAATGGCCATTTCGGCGAAGGGATTGCGCATCACCGCCTCGCCTCGAAGTCCGTCCAGTCGATCCGTTCGTTCGGCGGCCCCTCCGGCTTGGGCTCGATCGCCGGCGGCAGCTCGATCCCCTCGCCGACCTCCACGACGCCCGCGGCCAGCTCCAGCCGCGAAATGATCCGGTCGACGCCGCGCGCGCACACGCCGGCGAGCAGCTCGACGTCGTCCGTCTCGATGTATTCGCTGGCGCCGGTCAGCGCCTCTTCCGCGCGCGCCAGCAGCGCCGCGGTGTCGCGCATCCGCGCCAGCATGATCAACAGCGGGAAGGGCGGCTGGGGTGTTTCGGGGGTTGTCATGTGCGCTCCGTCGGTTGACGGTCGCACTGTAAGGCGACGCCTTACTGAATGTCAAGCGTTACCTGACCATCCGAACGGGCGGTATCGTGCCGCCGGAGGCGCGCACGATGGCATTCCTGTGGTTCCTGGTAGCGCTCTGCGCGCTTGGCGCGGGCGGATTGCTGCTGGTCGGGCTGTCGATCGCCCAGGGCGCGCCGCAGCAGGCGGCCGTCGCCGCCATTGCCGCCGCCTGCGCCTTGATCCCCTACGTTTTCGTGCGCGCCTGCGCGCTGGCCGGCGCCGAGCGCCGCATGCGCCGCGCCATGCTCGATGCGCTGCGCGCCGCGCGCGAGGAAACGCTCGCCCGGATGAAGCCGCCCGCGGGCTAGTCGCCGCGACGCTTCTGCATGTCGTCGCGCACGGCCTGCAGGAACCGCGCGTAGCTCGCGCGCGTCTCCTCCGCCACCTGCACGTCGGGCCGGCTGAGCTTGTAGCCGATGAAGTCGATCGGCTACTGCCGCACTTCGCCCGGTAGCGATTCGATCAGCCGCGCGGCTTCCGCGGCCACGGCAGAATCGCCCGCCCGCTCGCCGATGCCGTAGCGCAGCCAGGCGCAGGTGGTGCCGTACTCGTCGGCGAACGCCTGCAGGTTCGATTCGCGCACGTCGCCGCCCGCCAGCCAGGCGTAGATGCTCTGCGCCGACACCCGCTCGCCGCGCCGCTCGAGCCGGCGCGAAACCTCGTAGCCGTTATCCGCGCCCATCGCGTCGCGGATGCGGTCGGCCATGGTGTCGAGTTTCGGCGTGTTCATGGGGCAACTTTGCCTCAGTCGCGGACTGATTAGCCGGCGCTTGACGAGTCGTAAGGAACAACCTTACGATTCGCCCGTGGACAACGCGCAGTGGCATCCGGGATTCGAGCGCGCGGTGCGGCATTTCGGCTCGCAGGCCGCGCTGGCGCGCGCCGTGGGGATCACCCCGCAGTCCGTCAATCAGTACAAGCGCGTCGGCTTCTCCGCCGAGACCGCGCTGCGCATCGAGCGGTTGACCGAGGGCCGCCTGCGCGCGCTTGATCTGGTCCGCCCTGACGCCATCGAGACCGCCGCCACCGCATGAGCGCCGACCTCAAGGACCTGCGCGCCAAGATCAGCGCGCGCACCTGGTGCTTCCTCGAATCCCGCGCCACCGGCCGCGATATGTGCGAACTGGTCCGCGAGATCCTGGGCAACTGGGCGGCGGTTCGTCTGCATGCCCACATTGAAGCGCGAAAGCTCTTGGCGGCCGAGGGAGAGCCAGGGATTGGTGAGGGCAGGGCAGGGAAGGTGAGGGAATGACATCTCCAACGAAATCCTAGAGAGGGGCATCAACCGTGATCGGTCGGGAGCGAGAAGAGGCGAGCGAGCGAGCGAGATGCGCGGGCAACCGCGCAAAGCGCAAGCCGGCCCTCGGCATCTACCCCGCACCTCTATGAGCACGGAGCGAAAGGCATGGTGATCGGAGGCTGCGACCGGCAACCGATCGGCACTTCCAACCCGGCGGTCGCTCGCTTGCCCCACACGCGCACGGCCCGTCGAGTCGGCATAGACGGGAGGAAGGAAGACCCGGGAGCCGCCGGCTTTGAGGCTCCCGCTACGCGCGGCGCCCGGCTATGTCCTCTGTAGACAAGATCGTCGTGACGATCGAAGACCGCGCGTCGGGCGCGCTGGTCGAAACCATTCAACTGGTGCGCGGCGTGCAAGCCCAAATCAATCTGCACGCCGAGATCGACGCCGCGGCCGCAGAACTCCGCGCCTTCGTCCGCCGCGAATGCGAAACCCTGCGCCGCTCCATCGCCCAGCGATTCCGCTGGCAATCCGTCTCCCGCCGCCCCTGATGCGCACCGCGCCCGCCGTGATCCTGCTGCTCGACGCCCTGAAGGTCCACGGCCCGCAGTCGCCGCAGCAGCTTGCTGATCGGCTCGCCTTCGCCGTGCCCACCGTGCGCCGCTGGCTGGTCCTGCTCGAGCGCTGGGAGCTCGCCACGCGCCTGGTCCGGCGCTCGCGCCACGGCCGCGGCCACAACGCCGGCGGCGATGTCTGGGATGTCGACGCCTCGCTGGGCATCCCCTGCTACGCGCAATCGCCGCGGTTGCGCAAGCCGGCGCGCGCGCCCGCGAAGGCGGCCCGATGAGCCGCGGCGGCCGTCCGGTCGGCGAGATCCGCGCCGCGTTGCTGCGGGCCGTGCCCGCCGGCGGCAGCACCGCCGTCGAGCTGGCGCGCAGCGTGCAGGTGCCCGTGCCCGTGGCGCGCTACACCCTGAGCCGCCTGGCTGATGCCGGCGCCGTGCGCGTGGCCGGCAGCGCGCCCGCGCGCGAAGGCGGCGGCCGCCCGGCCTCGGTCTACGCCCTGGCCGAAAGCGCCGGCCTCGTGGTGTTCGGCCTCCGCGATGGCGAGGATTGATGGGCGAGCCCGCCAAGGTCGTCTCGTTGTTCGACGTGCTGCCGCGCGACGGGCAGCTCTTCGTCCTGTTCTGGCTGCGCTATCCGCGCAAGCAGGCGCGCTTCGCCGCCGAGCGCGAATGGGCCAAGCTGTCGCCGCCGGCGCAGGCCGCGGCACTCGAAGCGCTGCCCGCGCACATCGCGCACTGGCAGTTGAGCGGTACCGAACGCCGCTTCGTGCCGCACGCGAGCACCTGGCTGCACCAGCGCCGCTGGGAAGACGAACTCGCCGAGCTGGATGCGCCGCTGACCGAACTCGGCCAGTGCTGCTGGAACCGCAACGGCAACCAGGAACCCGCCGGCGTCGGGCGCTGCGAAGAGCCCGCCGTCGCCACCGATCCGGAATGGGGCAACGTCTTCTGCCGCAAGCACGCGCTGCGCAAGGGGCTGCTGAAGCGATGACCCCCGCTGCCCACATCCGCGCAGCCAGCATGGCCAACGCCGCCATCCTCGCCGAGATCCTGCGCCGCTGCCGCGTCACCGAGGATGACTGCTGGCTCTGGCTGCGCGCCACCTCCAAATGCGGCCAGCCCATCGTCAACGCCAACTTCACCGGCCGGCGCGCGCGCTACGCGCACCGCCTCGCCTGGATCGCCAGCGGCCGCAAGCTGAACCCGGAGCACATCCTGCCCGCCACCTGCGGCCACGCCGCCTGCTGCAACCCGGAGCACCGCCGCGCCATGAGCCGCGTCGCCTGGGAGAAAACCGCCCAGCGCAAGGCCCGCGCTTCCCGCGGCGCCGCGCACGGCGTCACCGTCAGCATCGCCCGGCGGCGCAGCGGCAAGGGCATCGTCCTGTCGATCGACCTCGCGCGGCAGATTCGCGCCCGCTTCGCCGAGATCGGCAACCACACCCACGTCGCCCGTGAATTCTCCGAGCGCCTGGGCCGCACGATCCGCGCTACGGACGTGCATCGGATCGTCTTCGGGCAGCGATGGCGCGAGCCGTCGCCGTTCCCGGTATGAACGCATGGCCGACGCCATCGAAGCCCAGCGCCGTGACTGCTGGCGCCGCTTCCTCGAAGCCGCTGATGCCGCCATCGCCGGCAACCACGAACCGGCGCGGCGCTACCTCGCCGACATCGAATCACGCCTCGGCCCCGAGATCGCCGCCCGCAGTCGCGCCGAACTCTGGGCCTACGTCAAAGCCCGAACCGGGGTCGACATGACATAGCCCCACCAGCAGCCCGCGCGGCAACCGCAAGCCACGGCGCGCGAGAGCGGAGACGGATGAACCGGAGGCAAGACGCGAGGCAGTACATCCACAGGGCGGGCGAGCTAGCACCCTTTCGCGCAAAGGCTGGCAGAGGCAACGCATACGGCGACGGGCGATGCCTAGCGGTCCCCGGCAAACCCTGCCGGGGCTAGGACGAGGACTGCACCGGGTCTGGACGATCGGGTTTGAAAGGCAGCAACGGAGTGATGAGATGAAGCGCCTACGCCACATCGACGAACGCATCGAGCGCCGGCCCGACTGTCCGAAAGCGGCCATGCGTCGCGCCTACACCACGTTGCTTGTCCGATACGTTGCGTATACGATACGTTGCGTAGGCGCAACGGGTCCTTCCTAGCAAACAGCCCTGCGGATCCAAACGAGCGCGTGCTTTCGATAGTTAATCGCTTTAGTGGTTACCTGACAGCCTGCATGACGATCTGCTATCAGGACTGGACGTCGCCGAAGTCGGGACGATTCGCGCGGCGATCGAGCG